AGAGGGGGTGGAATATATTATTGGGACGCATCTGCTGGTTACACTGCCCGGGGCGAAGATCTTGCCACCAAATCCGGCGCATCCGATGTTCCAACAATTCAAAACTATTTATTAGTTTCGGATGTTAGTCGGTTTGTGTTTGCGTTTGGGTGCAATGATTATGGCGGCGTATCGCAAGACACCATGCTGATCCGATGGTCGGATCAAGAAGATGCTCTTAATTGGACACCTACTGCGACAAATCAGGCGGGCAGTCTACGTCTATCTCGCGGATCACAAATTATCACTGCAATCCAATCTCGCCAAGAAGTGCTGGTATGGACAGATTCAGCCGTTTACTCATTACAAAATGTTGGGTCCCCAGTTGGCTGGGGTGCCCAATTAGTTGGTGAAAATACATCGATTGTTGGTCAAAACGCAGTTGCTTATTCAAACGGCATGGCATTTTGGATGGGTGTTGATAAGTTTTATGTTTACAGCGGAACAACCAAAACCCTTAACTGCAATCTGAGACAGTTTGTATTTTCCGATATCAATATCGATCAGTTCCAGCAAGTCTATGCGGGCACCAACGAAGGATTTAATGAAATCTGGTGGTTTTATCCAAGCGCAAATTCCACAGTAATAGATCGTTATGTAATCTATAACTATCTAGAAGATATCTGGTATTACGGGACGCTGGGTAGAACCGCATGGCTGGACTCCGGATTGTTGGTTTATCCGCTTGCCGCGACATACAGCAATAATTTGGTTAATCATGAGTTCGGGGTAGATGACAACGAGACAGATGTCACGCTTCCCATTGCTGCCTATATTGAGTCGGCTGAAATCGACATTGATGATGGTGATCAATTTATGTTTGTTAAGCGGGTGCTTCCGGACATCACCTTCCGGGGCTCGACCGCAGTCAATCCTTCTGGTACTCTCACGCTCAAACCTCTGACAAACTCTGGATCGGGTTATCTATCGCCCGCCTCTATTGGAGGCACATCCAGTAACGCAGATGCGACTGTCGTCCGCACAGCAACTGTGCCTGTAGAAGCCTATACTGGGCAGGTCTACATCCGACTAAGGGGTCGCCAAATTGCAGTTAAATTTGAATCGGCCAGTGTGGGCGTCCGGTGGCAATTGGGATTTATGCGATTAGATCTACAGCCTGACGGTCGCGCATCCGGGTATGGAGTGACTGGCGGGCCATGAACAACATCACCTACAACTTTAAGGCTCCAGCGCTTCCGCTCCCTCCCGGCCAATATGACACCGGGTATCAAAATCAGTACAACAACATCCTCCGGATCTACTTTAACCAACTTGACAACGTATTGAGGCAACTTGTGGCTGCTCAAGGTCCATACGGGATTTACGCCGCTGGCACCGCTGCTGATGCGTTTGGGCGGATGCGGGTGAGCGAGCCCTATACCCTATTTGATAGCCAAAATCGGTACGCAGCCGACAATCAGTTTGACGTATCAACAACCGGCACGGGGAGCACGACATTCCTGCCTAACGAAGCTGCTGTAAAAATGGAAGTGACGGGGGCTGGAGTCGGATCAGTTAAACGGCAGTCATACCGTTCATTTCCTTATCAACCCGGTAAAGGGTTGTTGGTACTTGCTACCTTTGTGATGGACAGCAGTCAGAGCCTTAACCTGACGCAACGGGTGGGTTACTACAATGATCAGAATGGGGTGTTCTTCCAGAGAGTTGATGGCACCTATTCGTTTGTATTGCGCTCTTACGTTACCGGCTCTGTTTCGGATGCGAGAACAGTTACTCAAAGCGAATGGAACGGTGACAAGCTAGACGGCAATGGTGCATCAGGCTACACACTTGATCCCTCTAAGGCGCAGATTCTATGGATGGATTTTGAATGGCTAGGTGTTGGATCTGTTCGGTGCGGATTCATCATTAATGGGGAATACATCACCTGCCACACGTTTAACAATGCGAACGAGATCACCAACGTTTACATGACAACGGCCATCTTGCCGGTGCGCTATGAAATCGTGACCACCGTGTCCGCTGTAGCGGCCTCGATGAAAGCTATCTGTTGCTCGGTAATATCGGAAGGTGGGTTTGAACAGACATCCGTCGATCATGTGGCGCGGCGAACGTCAGTGCTCGCAAGTATTGGAAACACCTTTTTACCTTTAGTGTCTATTCGCTTGGCATCGTCTCGTCTAGGGTCGGTTGTTCTGCCCAATAGGGTACAAGTTTTACCGACAACCAGTCAGAACTATGAGGTTGTGTTGGTTAAGAATCCAACTTTGACGGGAGCGTCTTGGACGGCTGTTCCAACGGATTCCAACGTCGAATACGATGTTTCCGCTACAGCCACCACGGGCGGATCAATCGTTCAGACAGACTACACGACAGCTTCTGCTTCAGGGGGAACACCCGGATTAACCGCTCCAACTGGCTACAATTTTGATTTACAGTTGGGCGTGTCTATAGCTGGTACCAGTGATATTTACACGGTTGCAATTAGAACGGTGTCGGGTGCCACGACTGGGGATGCTGTTGCATCGTTATCATTTTATGATTTGACTCAATAACTGCAAAAGTTTGTGAAGACAATTATGCAGCCGCTGGGAATTCACCACTATTTTGCTGATGGTGTATACGCTAAAGAAATGCGTATTCCTCCCGGCAATTATGTGACCAAACATGTTCATGACTATGACCATCTAAGCATTTTGTCCATTGGCGAGGTTTTGGTAGATACTGGCGAAAATAAGCGTCGCTATGTAGCTCCAACGTGCATTACCATTAAGAAGGGTGTTAAACACACCATCACGGCGTTAGAGTTTTCTATTTGGTACTGCATTCACGCAACGGACGAAACAGACCCTAGAAATGTTGATCGGGCGTTAATTCGGGAGGAAGCATAATGCCACCAAGTGATTATGGTTCCGGAATCGTTGGTGATGAATACGGCAATCCAATATTTGCCGCGCCTATGGAAGAAGAACCTGCGCCTTATGTCCCGCGATTTACTAAGGGCGCTCTTGATCCCATAGGACAAAAGCTCTACGACCAACTTGCCCAGCAAAAACAATTGCTTGGGGAGAATGCGTCGCAGCTATACAAACCAACCAGTTTCATCAATGAAGATGAACAACTGGCGCTGATGGCGGCAAATCTTGCGCGCACCGGCATCACGGATATTTATAAGGTCAAGCAAGCCACGGCACCCAAATACCTTGACCAGCAGTACGATGAAAATGGTCAGCCATGGTATGTGGAATATACAGGGGATGGCGGATCACAATGGTATCCGCAAAATGACCCAAATATCCGGTTTAATGAATCGGGTGCGTATGTAAGCAAAAATCAATATATCAACACAGAAACGGGTCAGCCTCTTAATGTTTCTGCGACGAACGTTTTTAATAATGATCCAAGAATTTTGTCGAGCGAAGGAACGGGTGGTCGCACAACTGCTGGTTTTGGAATTGAATTTCTAGAGGGTGGCGTTCCTGTTTATTTTGCCACTGGCTATGACGCCCCGCGTAAACGCAACTTTTGGGATTTCGTAAAACGCGTTTTGCCACTGGCAGTGGCGTTTATACCCGGTATTGGGCAAGCATTTGCGCCCATAGCATCGTCTATTCTTGGGGCGGGAGCCAGCAGTGCTGCGGTTGGAGCTTTGTCTCAAGGCATCGCATCTGCGGTTGCAGGCACTATCGCCACCGGAGATCTGGAAAAAGGCATCCTGTCTGGCATTACCAGTGGCGTCCTGAACTATGGTGGTGGAATTGCCAAAGGTTTAGATGATGTCGCTTATGTCCCGCCGACCTCAGCATCTCAGTTGGCAGCTATTGGAACCGGAGCTCTTCCGGGCATGGATGACCTTGCATGGATGGACACTGTTAACCCATCACAGGTTGCCGCAGCTGGAATTGCTGCTTTGCCTGAAGCGGGGGTGTCGGTATCAGACATCACTCTTCCGCCGTCTGTCCAGACAAGTACAGAAGCCATTTCCACTGCTCCAACAGACATTGCTGCGAATGAGTTTGGCTGGAGCGAAGCTGGGAGGGACATTACAGATGTCATCCCGGCGACCGAAGCTGGGGCACCTATGACTCCGGAGCAGGTATCTAATGCCTTTAAAGAAGGGGCAATTAGCGATCCCTATATCGCAGCGGAACTTGCCACCGGCACGCCAATGACCCCGGAACAGGTTGCAGAAGCGTTTAAATCTGGTCCCATCAGCGATCCGTACATTGCTAGCGACATGGCAACTGGCGGGCCCATGACCCCGACAGAAGTTGCAGACGCCCTTAAATCAGGCGCGATTGGTGATCCATATATCGCCAATGAAATGGCTGGTGCGACGGCTATGGGAACGTCAACCACCCCGGTATTTGATGCGTTTAAATCACTTATATCCAATCCGGCGGGCAGATTTATTGCCGGTCAGGTTCTGTCTGGAGCAGCCGGGGGATTAGGCGGGGCAGGTGGCTTGCTCAATCTGCTAGGAAGTCCCGGAGCAACAACTCCCGGAGGCATTTCTGGATTAGCACAACAGCAGGCTCCACAAATATACTATGCAGATATTCCGGAATTTGATGTCACCAAAGAATTTTCTCCAACCCTGTATGCGATG